ACTAAACTATCTTTTGAATGTTGAGATGGTGTAATAATCAAGTCCATTCTATTACAACCATGTATCCAATCTATTGGACAATGTGTTGTTTCGATTGCTGCAGTGATACCAATATTGTAAAATCCTAAAGGTTGAAATTCATTTGGAACTGTGACCTGAATATATGCATCTGGTTTCTCTTGGATACCTGGAATGATATTATCTACAATCCACTTATGAAATGGTTTATCGTAATTTAGTGCATCCATAGGTGTTGCACCCCATCTTGTACTGATTACTTTAATATCAAATTTATCTAATTTATATAAAGAGTGTAATAAATCTCTCGCATGGTCTCCATATCCTGAACGTGTGGCAACTGGTGCCTGAAATATTAATGTTGGTTTCATATTATAACTTAATTAAACTATATTTTTTACGTGGTTTCCAATTTTCAAATGCACCTTCCATTCCGTCTATTAACATTTGGCACATTGCTTCTCTACTCAATTTACCTTCTCCCATAAAGTATTTTCTACCTTTAAGTCCGGCTTCTTTTCTTGCTTCTCTTCCCATGTCATACCAATCTCTAATTAAAGGTGCAACATCTAAGAAATCAACTCTATCATCGAAAATATATGGAGTAGGAACTGAACCTGTTGTTGAACGAACTGGCCAAATTGGTTTAACCCAATCTCCCCAAACGTGTGTGTTCTTTTTGTATCTATCATGCAAAGACCCAATCTCTACATAATCTTCTTCCATTAATAATTTACCACTACCTTTTTCTCTGAATCCACATTGGTCTTGCATACCACCTGTTACATTTACAATAATTGGTGTTCCAGCCATTACTGATTCTGCTGTTGCTAAACCAAACCCTTCATTTGATGCTAAATTAATCGTAACATCTGCTAAATTGTAAAGATAGTTTAATTCTATTTCACTAAATTTATCAGGTATGAATATAACTTTTGAATCAGGCATACAATGGTCAACGAATGTAGGTAAATCCGTTCCATGCTCTTGCACAGGTTCGGTATGCATTAACATACAAACCTTGTCTTGTTGTTCTGGTCTTAGTGTTTGTCTAAATTCATCGAATGCCAACATTGCATCCATTGGTTGTTTCCTTCTGATATTTCTGTTATTCCAATATAATACAAAATCATATTCCTTATCACCAAAAATTCTTTGTTTGAAATCATTTGGAACATCAACTGGTTTATACAAATCCGAATTGATACCATGTGGAACATAACTTACTTGCCATTTTTGTGGTCTATTCCAATAAGATTCTTTATCCCAACCCCAAACTCTACGGGTAATACCATAAGTTTGTTTTGAAATACAACCAATCCAATCACAACTTTCATAATAGTTACGATTATATTTTGGGTCTGGCAAATCATCCCAAATATGATAAAAGAATAATGGACATGTTTGTCTAATTTCATGCTCAATTTCATATAACCAAATCCAATATCTCGGGTCCGTAAAGTGTAAGATTGCATCAGGCTTTTCAATCATTAACAATTGTCTAATTACATCAGCATTACCATAACCATCGGATGGATATAATTTTACAGATGCATCTTTTACACCTGTTTCGTTTTGAACACTCTCACTTAAATCAAAAACTTTTCCTTGATCTGGGTGCTTGATTGCTGCTCCTAATTGAACCCAGTCATATTGATGGACTGTTCCTAATACTAATTGTTTTGAGACATTTGCGATTCCACTCGTCATACGGAGGTCATCGGAAAGTAACAGAATTTTCTTTTTAGCCATAACTTTATTTAAAATATATATTGTTTTGTTTTAATTTTTACCATCACAATGCTTACCCAAAAATTCACACCAATCACATAACTTAGATGGTTTTTTTGGATATTCCACATCTCTATAATTACCAGCTTCATCAAATACACTATCCACAAATTCTTTGAATCCTTTCCAAGCTTTATTGATTGATGGTTTACCATTTGCAGGTACATGTCTACTCATTCTATAAGTTGGAATATCTTCAACTACTTTTACTTTTCTTTTTAATATAATAAATTCAACATCAATTATATCTTCTGATATTTTAAGTAATTCTGCGTAGAATTTTTTATAAAGTAAAATTTGTGCATTTTTAACCGGGTCTGCTTTTTGATATTTAGACCATCCTCTAGTAGATGTTTTGAAATCTATAATTTTGTATTTACCATTAAATGTATCTTTTATTACCAAATCTATAAAACCCATAAAGTTTACACCCTCTGCAATCTTTGTATTAATAGGTTGTTCGATTGCTACTAATTCGTCATGTTTCAATGAAAAGAAACGATTGAAGTTTTTTGATTTTTGAAACCAATCTAAAAGAATGTTTCCATCTTCTAAAAATTCTACCATCTCTGCCTTAGTACAAACTTGTAGTTCACCATTATTTGATTCTTTGATATAAGTTTCTCTCATTTTTTCTTTAAGAAACTCTTTCAAATTAATCATCTTGTCTGCTTGTGTCTTTGATATTTTTAAAACCTTATCTAAATAATGTTGTAAGGTTTCATGCATTGCTGTTCCAAATACCGAATGTATGTTAGATGTGGATTCGGATAATCCATCAATATATGCTAATTTGTATTGTTGTGGACATGAACTCCACATACTATATTGTGAAAATGATACTCTTGCCATAATAAATCTAATATAAGATAAATTATTGGATTTACCAAATTAAAGTAATTTTTTTGGAAGTTTGGTAGTAATTATTTCACTAATAAACGACATTTTTTCCGGCAAATCAATATCATTAAAAATTAATGTATGTGCAATATTTCCTCTTAAATATTTTTGAGCATTGTATTTGTCCCAATCGGAGACTTCTGAATTTTTTAAATACTCTAAATACTTTATAATAGAATTTTTAAGTTTATCTGAAGTAATGCGTAATAAATTATTTTCAAACAATCTAATTGTTTTTTCTTTTGCACTATCAAAATTTATTGTATTATACCAAAATGGATACTGGACATAATGAAAATTAATTAACTCTTGTTCTTCTCCCAATTCATCCATAAATTGGAAAAAATTAAAAGAATTTAAAACAGAACATGTGTATTGAAAATCATACGAAACATTTTTATATCTATCCATTGCCCACTTCAAAATCAATAAATTTTTTCTAAATGTGCTTGTATTGAATCCGGTCCTCACAAACTCTCCAACTTCGCCCAAACCATCAATTGATATTGAAAAATGAACATTTCTAAAATCTTTTAAATGTTCAAAAATTGTTTTTCCTTGGTATTTTAAAATACTAAAATTAGTATTATACATTATTGAAATATGCTTTTTTTCTTTGATTGATTCCAACAATTCAAAGTGTTCCTCTAATACAAATGGTTCACCTCCTGCAAAATATAATATTTCTATATTTTTAATTGATTTTTCATTAAGTTTAAAATTAACTTTGTTAATACCACTTAATTTTTCTTTTCCAAAATATAATACATTTTCATTTGTTTTATAAAAATCTGCCTTTTCTTCTTGCCATTTTGTTGAAAATCCATCATTGCAAGTTCTACATTTAAAGTTACAAATATTAGATGGTCTTAAATCTAGAGAAATAAAATCAGGCTTAATTTCACCTTTGAAAGATTTTTTTGTAAAATATTTTTTATTTAAAGTATCAATTTTTTCAGAATGGTGTTCGTTCCATTTATTTCTAGATGATTTTATATTTTGTTTTTCTAAATTATAACAAGCACTACAATATTCATTTTCAACACCATTTATCATATCCAATCGCAATTTTTTATACTCATTGGAATTGAATGCATCATCAATGTTTGTTTCTTTTAAATCAATATCGGTGAATGTTTTTTGGGAATCGCAACATGGTTTTGCTGTTCCATCCATATAACCATTTAAATGAATAAACGGTAGTATGCAAAATGCTTTATTCATTAAATTTTTAATTTTAACTTTGTAATTTGTTTTTTATCAGTACCATACTTCTCACATATATATTTAATATTTTCTCTACCCTCTCTCGTTGAGTACAAAACTTCAATATATTCTAATGCTTCTTTTTCTGAACATTGGAAATCTTTTTTAATCAAATCAATTAAAAATTCTTCGTATTTATCTGCGGATTTTCCTTTAATGTATTTTAAAAAATATTTACCTTTTGGAATAACACTAATATACAACTTATACATTTCTTTTGGTTGTAAAGTTTGTGTCAAAGGAAGTAATGTAGCAATCAATTCAACCCACTCTGGTTTCATAGAAAGAAACCGATTAATCATAAAATTACTCCATGATTTCAAGTCTTCTTCGGAAAGTTTTTCAAAATACTTTGGGTCTTGTTCTGAAGTTATTGCGTTTAAATGATCAAATAATTTTTTGCCTGCCATTATTCTACAATTTTTGTTTTTTGTAATTCATCTGGTAGCATTTCATTTAATGCTTCACCACATTTAGTACATAAAAATATTTGAATAGGAATTACACTATCCATTGGTGCACCGGTTAATAATCTAGATACTTTTCTAAATCGCATACCATCCATAAAAGTATTGTTACCACACTCACAAACCATTTCTCTTGCATCTGTTAATTTAAAATTTGGTGGTAATCCTTGTCCTTGCTGTTCCATTATTTTATAATATTTAAAATTTGAATAATTGTACTCATAAATACGATTTCTTTATCTACTACCAATGCATCTTTTGATAAACCATCGGCAATAGTAAGTATAACATTTGCAGTATTTCCTGCTGCATATTCATCTACTTTATCGTATAGCATTGAGTACATTTCCGAATAATCGTTTAAGTGATTATCTGCCACCGCTTGTCTAATCTTCATAAACAAATTACGTTTGTCATCATTTGATTTCAACAATTCAATCAATTTAGTTTGGAAGTTTGATTCAACCATTACTTTATGGTCTACTTTCAATTCTCCTTTTGCCGATTGTAATTGACAAGTGTTTAGAACTCTACGAATATCTGGATAGTAAGAATTGATTATATCTGCAACATTCTTAATGTCATATTTAATCTTTTCTTCATCTAATATTTTACTAACTTGCACTGCCACATCTTTTTTAGTTGGTGGAGTGATTGCGAATGATTGACATCTACTTTGTATAGGGTCAATAATTTTCTCAATGTAATTACAAGTCAAAATGAAACGACAATGTTTACTAAATGTTTCCATTAAGTTACGAAGGATAGCTTGTGCGTTTGGAGTCATATAATCAAACTCATCCAAAATAATCACCTTAAATCCTGCAAAACCTACCGAAGATGCAAAGTTCTTAACCTTTGTTCTTACGGTGTCCACATTGTTTTCATCCGATGCGTTGATAATCATACTATCACACTTAATTGTGTTTACGATTAACTTTGCTAATGTGGTTTTACCTGTTCCCGCCTTACCATAAAATAATAAATGTGGAATGTCGTGAGTATCTAAATATTGTTGGATTGTTTCTTTTACTTGCTCATTTCCTACATAATCTGCAAGTGTTTGTGGGCGGTATTTCTCCACCCACAAAGTATGTTCTCTTTTGCTTATATCGTTTGCGAAAAAACTCATAGTTTATTTTTATAATCCAGTTGAACCAAATCCACCGGCACCTCTAGAAGAGTCATTTAATTCATCTACTTCTACAAATTCAATTGGTGGGTATGGTATAATCACAATTTGTGCAATTCTATCACCTATTTGATAATCTGGTATTCTTACTGAATGATGGTTAATTTTATTAAATGTAGCCTGTAATTCACCTCTATACCCACTATCAATTACACCAACACAATTTGATAATGCTAAATCAGTTTTTCTGATTGATGAACGTGGAAATACTAATCCTACAAATCCTTCTGGTATTTCCATTGCAATACCTGTTCCGTATGTGATAGAATTAATATTGTCCGAAATAATCGAAGTTGCTACTAAATCCATACCTGCATCTCCATCTTTTGCATATGATGGGATTACTGCATCAGTATTAATCTTCTTTATTTTTACTTGCATCTTCTTCTCTTTGTTTTTTAGATTCTTCACTAATTGGTCTTGGGAAAATTCTAAATATCATTCCATTTTGTTGAAAATTTAATCCTTCACCTTCTTTTGGTTGGATTTGTAAAACTAATGGAGATGGCTGTTCGCCTTGACCTTGCCATGCAAATACTACTGGCTCATTGTTAAAAAATTGAAAACACCACTCTGCATCTTGTATTGTTGGTAATTGTTCTACTTCTGATTTTTGTAATTCCTCCATTGGAGATAATTCATAACCAACTTCTGTTGGGAATAATTCTAATTGTTCTTTTGCCATTTTTTTTGTTTTTATTAATTTGCGATTTCTACTAAATAATACTTACATACAAAATCATCAATTAAGAACTCAACGTGAGCTAAACCATCCGTAGATACTTTTAATTTAGCGTTAGTTGCTTCTTTGTTTGCTGTTAAGATTTCCTTAAGATATTTTGAAGAGAATGAGATTGGTTTTACTTCATCTGCAAATCCTTTAATTGCTGTGAAAGTTACTCTATTCGTTGAGATTGAAGAATAACCGATTGCTAACTTCAAATCACCACCTTCACTAAATACGGTAAAAGTATCTACATCACTTAATGCACCTTTTGCTTTGATGAAACGGTCTACCATTTGAGATGTCATATCAATAGTAATACCGAAATCAGGCAATGCTTTCAAATCTGGTACAGGTGGAATAACACCCAAATCTGCCAACTGATAAGAAGTTTCGGTATCGTCCGAACTTAATTTCAAGCTAACTGCTTTATCACCTACTTTGTCCACTTTCAATGCAATATCATTATCCAATACACCAATCATATTTTTCAATAGAGATGTTGTGTAAATACCTACATTAAAAGGTGTTGAAGTGAATGCATTAAAATCAACTTCACCTAATAGTGTTTTGTCATCTGAAATAAATCTAACTGATAATTTTGTTCCTTCCGCGTTCCAAGCTACTGATTCAATAAGTCCACCTAATGAATACTTTTGAATAAATTTTAATAAATTGTTTTTGTTCATATTTTATGTTTTATGTTTTACTAATATACTATAAATTTTCGATAATACCAACTTTTTTCATATGATTATATAAATTTTCTGCATATTTTTTGTTATCTTTGGGTTTTGCGTACTTACTATCATCTTTGAAATAGGGATACTCACCATCGAATCTATTATCATCAATATATTCTGTTTGTAAAAAAGTTCCGTTCCAAACAAATGGTACTTTTTTATTTTGAAGATAATTTGTAATTAGTAAATGATTTTTATACCAATTCATAAAATCATCATCTTCATTTGATATATAATTTATTGCATCATATTCTCGTTTTCCATCAGGATGCTCTTTGTAGTATCCCCATGGATTTGGTGCATATGGTTCTATTCCTCCTGTTTTATTATAATACTCTCTATGGGTGGGGTATGTATACATTATATTAACAAAGTTAGGATTTACTTTATCAAAAAATGTAATCAAAACTCTCGCTATATAATCATTACTTCTACCACTATATCCAAAATTTAAATCAACTCCATTTGGAATCATTTTTGCAAGATAATGTGAGTATGTTTCATCATCATTAACACCAATTCCTTCGGTGTAAGAACTACCTATATTCATTATTTTAAATCCAGATTTCAAAGTAGAATCACCTCTAAATCCATATTCATTATATGTGTATGTATTTTTATTTCCGTAATCTGATCCTGAACCAAAAAATCTTGTTCCTTTTCTTTCTTTTAGTAACCATTTATAGGATGTTACATCGAAATTTAATGGCTTCCAATATTTAAGAGTTTTCATATTAAAATGCAAAAAACTTTTTAGCTGTTTTTGTTTCTGTTGTTGCTTTCTCCCATTTTAAAGCAGTATAAAAATCATCAATTTTATTTTCCAATTCTGCTTTATATATTTCATCTCTATCAATATAGGTTTCAATGAAATCCATAATCTCTTTTGGGTCATTGTAATCTTTGAATGCCAATCCTTCTAATCCCAATGGGTTTGTTTTTAAATATACCCACTTTACTTTATCACCGTCTCTGATTGGTTCGTGTTTATACGGACAGTTAAAGAATTTTAATAATCTGTTGTATGCTATTCCGGCTTTTACGTGTGCAGGTGTTCCTTTCTCAAA